GGTTTATTGCCTACAGATTTATTTAAAGTTTGGTCTTATAGCTCAAAATGCTAAAAATATTAAAGAGCGAAAATTTATAGCAGAAACTGATTCGGCATTTAATGAATTTGTAACTGATTCTGAAAATATTCCAATGAATACAAGATTAGATAAAACAGTTTATCTTGATAATTTCAAACGAGAATTTCCAGATTGGAAAGCGTATAACTTGTCTAGTAAACGTTTCCAATTATGGATGCAGAAATATGCTAATTATAAAAACTTTAAATACACCTCTGATAAAAGTAATGGTATGTACTGGTTTATGCTTGAAGATAATAATAAAGAAGAAATAGAGGAAATATATTAGTTTAATCAAAATAAAAGTAATACATTTGTCAAACAATTTAAAAAGAAATAAGATGAAACAAACAGTAGTAGAATTTTTAGTAGAACAATTTGAAGAAATTCATACTATTAAACGGTGGGAACAAATAATTGAACAATCTAAAGAAATTGAAAAGCAACAGATTATTAATGCTTTACATTATTTTGGAATTGAAAATGCAGAACAATATTACAACGAAACTTTTAATAAATAATAAAATGAAAATAGGTGATATAGTTTTTTTAAAAACGGATAAAGAACAAAAGGCACGAATGATTACAGGTGTAATGCAAAGACCAAACGGATATATTTATTATTTATCATATTCGGATTTAGAAACTTCGCATTATGAAATTGAATTTTCAACAGAAATTAACGAAATAATAAAATTTTTATAAAATGACAATTAACGAAATTAAAGAACACTTAGGAATTGATTTGACGATTAAAGATAGACGTAGAGTTTTTGTAATATTAAAAGCTATATACGTAAAAGATAACCTTAAAAAAGAAAATGCATATAATTTAAGTAAAAATTTAAAACTAACAAATGCAACAGTTTTAAGTTTAATTAGAAATTTTAAAAGATTAAAAGAAGACAATTTCTATGAAAAAATAAAACTAGCTTATGACACTAAAGATAAAAATTTATTTGATGAAATTTTATTAACTAAAAAAGATTACGATAGAAAAGAATATAATAGATTATATAGACTTGGTGAACATAAAAGCAAACCTAAAAGCAAACCAAAAGGAATTATACCACATCCTAAAAAAAGATGGCACTATTTAAGAATAATTGAAGTATTAAGAAAAGATAACAATCATAAACTTTGGGATAAATTAATACCTGATTTTAATACAAAAGATTATAAAGAATTAAGAAAGTTATCAACAATGTAATTTATATTATTTATTTCGTATCTTTACAAAAAAAAGTTATGCCAACAATTAAAACACTTTTATCTTTTAGAGATAATTTAGAAAAAAAGCAAAGATTAGTAGGGGAAGTTTTCGAAGTAACTGACGAAAGAGCGGTTCAAATTTTTGAAGCATTGCCAGATTATGTTGAGATAGTTTTTTTAGATTATGATTATCCTATCGAACAAATTGAAGTTAATGATTTAGAAGTTATCGAACCAATTACAGTTAAATCAAAAGGACGTCCTAAAACTAAAAAAGCATAACCATGCTAAAAGAATTATCATTAATGCACGATGAGTTATTAAAGATGGCAAAATCCGTAGATAGCTCTCGTGCGGATGATATTCTACAAGATACTTATTTAAAGCTTTACGATAGTGGTAAAAAGTTTCACGAAATAGATAAAGGTTATATTTATTTAACAATGCGTTCAGTTTTCTTAGATAGCGTAAAACAAAAGACTTGTAAAAATAGAATTGTTTTAGTAGATGACTTTAAATACTTAGAACAAATCGAAGACGAATACTCTGAAACTGAAATAGATTTAAAGTCTTTGAATAACTTTGAAAAGTTGCTAACATTTTCGTTATATGGTAAGGATATAGTAGATAGTCAAAACAAGATTATAGAACGAATTGAAGGCGTATCAATGTTAAAATTATCAAATGAAACAGATATCCCATACGTTACAATACGAGCGACTAGAGAACGAATAAAAAAGAAACTAAATGGAGGGAATAGGTGATGTAGTAAAAAAAGTAACTGAATTTTTAGGAATAGAGCAATGTCCTAAATGCATTGAAAGACAAGGTAAGTTTAATCGTTGGTTCCCTTTTAAAAATCCAATTTACTTAAACGATGAAGAGTTGTTATTTTTAGATTATTTTTTTAATTGGTATTCAGGATTACCTTTGCCAATTGACAAAGTAAATGATATTGTAAAAGCTGAGCAAATTTGGTTAAGAGCCTTTCGAGTTAAAACAGGTTCTTGTAAAAGTTGCGGAGTTGGTTATCAAAATAATTTTATCAAAGACTTGAAAAAACTTTGGGAAGTTCAAAAACAATTTATTTAAAAAAAATATGAAAAAAATTATATTAGGGTGTTTTATTTTTGTTTGTTTGTTATGCAGTTGCACCTCGTCTGATGTAAACGACGAGGATTGCAATTGTGGCAAAGTTATTCAAGCTTCAACGTTTAACGTTTATACGACTTCATTTACAGTTGTAAAGGTTAAAAACAATTGTACTGGAGTTGTTAGTCAATTTCAAATGAATGGAGTTATTAAGAACGGTTCAACTTTATGCGGTTATTAAAATGGGTGTTCATAAAAAAATAGAAAGCCCCGAAAAATTACTCGAATACTTTAAACAGTATCGAGAATTTACAAAGTCAAATCCTTTTGTGATTGAAGATTGGGTAGGTGGAATGGCTAAAGATGTTGAAAGAAAAAAAGAAAAACCTTTGACAGTTGAGGGGTTTGAAAATTGGTTAGAAGACCAAAATATAATAGGACAGTTGAGTCATTATTTTGCAAATACTAATAATGCATACTCTGAATTTTTAACTATCTGTTCACGTATAAAACGAGAAATACGTCAAGACCAAATCGAGGGTGGTATGGCTGGTATATACAATCCAAGCATAACGCAAAGATTAAATAGCTTAGTAGACAAAAGCGAGAATGTAGTAGTCGTAGAGCAACCCTTATTCCCTGATTAATGTTTGTAAGAACTACCGTAATAAATAAAATCAAAGCCTTAACTAAATTTGTTAAAGGAATTCAAGGAGGCACCTCAGCGGGAAAAACGTTTGGGGTGCTTCCCGTTTTAATTGATATATGCACAAAAAATTCATTAATCGAGGTTAGTATAGTCGCTGAGTCAATACCACATTTAAAGCGTGGTGCAATGAAGGACTTTAAAAAGATAATGATTGAAACTTTACGATGGGTTGATGGAAGATGGAATGCAACAGACTTTAAATATACCTTTGCAAACGGATCCCAAATAGAATTTTTTAGTGCTGATAATGATAGTAAACTAAGAGGTGCAAGGCGTGACTATCTTTATATGAATGAAGCTAATAATATGACCTTTCACGCTTATACTGAATTGGCTTCACGTACAAAGAAAGGGGTTTATTTAGATTGGAATCCAGTTAATGAGTTTTGGTTTCATACCGATTTAATGAATGATAACGATGTTGATTTCATTATCGTTAATTATACCGATAATGAAGCGTGTCCCGAAAGTGCATTGAATTTTATATTAAAAGCAAAGGAAAAAGCAAAGACTTCTACTTATTGGGACAATTGGTATAAGGTTTACGGACTAGGTGAGATAGGTTCATTAGAGGGCGTTATCTTTAACAATTGGCAAACGATTGATATTATACCAACAGATGCACGTTTGATTGGATACGGACTAGATTTTGGATACACGAATGACCCTACTGCAATAGTCGAGGTTTATAAATGGAATGATAAAAGAATTATTAACGAAATATGTTATAAAAAAGAACTTTCAAATTCAATGATTGCTAAATTTATAACTACTAAACTACCTTGTTATTGTGATAGTGCAGAACCGAAATCCATTAAAGAATTACGATTGCTTGGGATTAATAGTATGGCTGTATCAAAAGGCGCTGATAGTATTAATTTTGGTATTCAAACTATGCAGGAACAAAGCTATTGTGTTACTACGTCAAGTACGAACGTAATTAATGAACTTAGAAAATATGCTTGGGACAAAGATAAAAGAACAGGCGAAAAATTAAATAAACCTATTGATAATTACAATCACGCTATTGATGCTTGGAGGTATCACGAAATGGAAACAGTAGGACTCGGAAGGAACAAAGGAAAATACATGTTTGGTTAAAAAACTTTTAAATTAATTCGTTATAAAAATATGAATATTACAATTCCAACAGACTTAAGCGAAATTTCACTTTTAAAGTGGGAACAAGTCATGCAAGATATTAAGCTAATTGATAATGAAATATTATTAAAAATTAAGCTAGTTTCTTTGATGTGTGATGTAGATTTAGATACAGTTGCAAATATGAAAATGAACGATATAAACGAGGTTTACGACGTTCTTTTTACCATGATAAACAAAGAACCCGAACTTGTTAAAACGTTTGAAATAGATGGCGTTAAATTCGGTTTTAATCCTGACTTAGATAATCTAAAATCAAATGAATTCTTAGACTTAAGCGTTTACTATGGTGTAGATATATTTCGAACAATTGCTGTTTTATATCGACCTATTACAAAAGAATACAAAGGCGTTTACGCTATTGAAAAGTATAAGGGTAGTGATACTTATTTCGAGTTAATGAAACGTGCTCCCGCTTCTGCTTACTTAGGTGCGGCGGTTTTTTTTTGGAAGCTCGGAATCGAATTACTGAAGCTTACCCCTCAATTTTTAGCGGAAAATCTGACCAAACAGGAGGAGGAGGTTTTGTTGAGAAATGGGGTTGGTATATCTCAATTGACGCAATTGCTGGAGGGGATAGACTTAAGTTTAAAAAGATAGTTAATAAGCTAAATATACACGAATTTTTAACTCACCTCGAATACTTACAAGAGAAAGTAAAAGAGGAACAAAGACAGATAAAACATGCGCAACGGAGTCATTAAAGGTTTACAGTTAATAGCAGAATATTTAAACGAGGACCAGGATGTTAAAACAATTTATTCAGTTAATGAAGACGAATTGGATTTTAATAAAAAGGAGTTATATCCGATGGCTAATATTCGATTTAATGGGAATGATTTTGATACAAATGAAATAACATACGAAGTTATTTATATCGACCAAAGAAAGAATAGTAAAAAATCAATTACTGATAAATTTGTAGGCAATGATAACCGCTGGGACAATTGGACTCAAGCGCATTCAGTACTTAATAATCTATTTACTAAATTAAAATTGATTAGAAACGATGACAATATTCTTTTAGTTAGCTCAGGTAGTCCTATTTTAATTGATAATGCGTTTTCAAATGGTTTAGATGGTATGTCTTTGTTGATAACTTTGTATGTAAATTCA